CGAATATTGTCCCGGAGAAATGGTCGGAGTATTATATGGTGAAGTAACAGAGAAGTTAGGACTCGGACCTGCACTTCATAAGGCAGGAACAACAATGGGTCTTTCATCATATGGAACACCATTTGATTTTGATTACCAATCTTATACTGATGATATCAAACATAAGATGAATGTGGCAGCATCCGTTCAGAATTTGTTTGAGAATAAAGTATTGAGTGTCTTAAATGATATAGATCAGAACTCTAATAACCTTTGTCTCTCCGGAGGATCATTTTTAAATTGTAATGCTAACTCAGAGGTCGTAAGAAAATCTAAATTTAAACAGTTTCATCACTTTCCGGCATGTGGTGATGATGGAACAGCAGTTGGTTCTGCACTTTATGTGTCTCATCATATTCTTGGAGAGGCAAGGTATGATTACGAACCACAAGACATCTGTTATACCGGAAGAGATTATCCAAGTCAGACACCGGACTATAATCACATAGCAAGACAAATTGCCGATGGTAAAATCATTGGTTGGTTTCAGGGCAAATCAGAGTTTGGTCCAAGAGCACTAGGTAATCGTTCTATTCTTGCAGACCCAAGAAACTTTCATAATCGTGATCTCATCAATCATGTTGTGAAGAATAGAGAATGGTTCCGTCCTTTTGCTCCTGTTGTATTAGAAGAATGCTATCAAGATTGGTTTGACTTTCCTATACCTAGTCCTTATATGCTTTATACCGCACAGGTGAAGCAACCAGAAAAAGTTCCAGCCATAACTCATGTTGATGGGTCTGCCAGATTTCAGACAGTCACAGAGAAATCTAATAAGCACTACTATAATATTATTAAAGCATTTGGAGAACTAACTGGTGTGCCTGTTCTACTCAATACAAGTTTAAATGGGAACGGACAACCTATATTAGAAACCGAAGAGGATGCACAAGAGTTTTACAAAAATTCTAAATTAGACATGATGATTATCAATGGTGCTATAATATAAATATTTGAAAGTTATCTCACAAAAAATGGCAAAATATCTAAAGCATTATTGGAAGAATGGTGGGTCATGGCTTACCACATCAAATGTTGTGGGTCAGACACACCCAGAGTCAGACTATGCCGGTCTTGGGGTAAAGATCTGGATGCACGACTCTGATGGTGTTGACGTATGTCTTTCTGAAGTTCCTGATAGCACTGCGATTTCTACGATCACCGTAGGTTCCAAGAATGCGGTTATTGAACTGACCGAAACTCAATTTAATTCTGTTAAAACTCCTCTTGATGAAGAATCAGTTCTTCGTCAGGCAGCAATGGAGGCAGAAATGAGTGGTGATACTGACACTGCAGCAACTAAGAATACTGCTGCAGATGCCAAAGCAACCGAAGCACAGAATGCACTGAATGCACTCTGATTTGACAATTTAATTTAAATATTTTATACTAATAGGAGTTTAAACCTCCTATTTTCTTTTTTATGAACTTTACTGTATACACAAAAGAAAATTGTCCTCACTGTTATAAGATTAAACAAGTATTGGAATTGACCGGAACAGATTTTGTATCTTATAAACTTGAAGAGGACTTTACAAGAGAGGAATTCTATGCTAAATTTGGTAAAGGTTCTACCTTTCCACAGGTAGTATGTGACAATAAAAAATTGGGAGGATGTGTTGACACAATCAAATTCCTCAGAGAACATCAAGTCATCAAGTCTTAACATAAATAAAAATGAAGACCACAGAAATCGTGGTATTGAATTTTTACTTAATGGAGGAAAAAGAAAGCAGACACAACCATTTCATATTATCTTTGAAAAGATGGTCTGCTTTCTGAGACGGGAAGTAACTATCTATTTCGAATTTTCTATTAGTACAAGAAAAAGAGAAGTAATCTCCCGGAGTAAGAAAAATGTTAGCAACTAGTTTAGTATTTGGATCATTTTTGACTATTCTATTTCTCATGATGGGACTTTTAATTGGTTGGACTGCTAGAGAATACATGATGAACTATCGGGAGGCACCGAGATATCATCCCGAAATGTTTGATGAGCAAGGAAATCTTATTCCAGACGAAGTAATCGCATTTAATTTTGAAAACTATGACGACAGTAACGAAGAAGAAAACGACAACGACTAAGGCAGCATCATTAGAACTTCCAAGAAATCCATTTGTCTTTGAAGTTTTGGATCTTGTTTCCAAACAGAGAAGTAAGGCAAAGAAGATTGAAGTTCTGAAAAAGTATGAGCATATTTCTTTGAAGGCAGTATTCATTTGGAACTTTGATGAAAGTGTAATATCTGTTCTTCCTGCAGGAGAGGTTCCTTATTCTGGATTTGAGGATCAGGCATCATCAAATGGAACTTTGAGCACTAAAATTACTGAAGAAGTTCGTAGAATGCACGAAACCGATTCATTCTCAATGGGTTCGAGTGATAAGAACGGACACACTACAATTCGTAGAGAATTTAAAAACTTCTACCACTTTATTAAGGGTGGTAATGATAGTATGAATAGTGTTCGTCGTGAAACGATGTTCATTAACATTCTTGAGGGACTTCACCCACTAGAAGCAGATGTTGTCTGTCTATGTAAGGATAAAAAACTTTCTGAAAGATATAAAATCACAAAGGAAATTGTGAGTGAAGCATATCCAGATATTACTTGGGGAAATCGTTCATAATTATGGCAAATCAATTGGGAGATGCTCCTACTAAAACAGAAGAGGAACAGTCTATGACTTCATGGACACCATCAGAAAAAGAAAATTCTAAATCCGTATATGGATGTGATATACTGATAGAGAATGGAACTTGGGAACAAGTATCCACTAAAGATTGTCCTTATGATGCCATGATAATCACCTATGTGGTTGATGGGGAAACGAGATATGATTTGACTCGTAGTCAGAAAGAAGTTCGTATATTTAACATGTACTGGGATAAGTTCCGTGAGAATCTAAAGGGAATTGGTTTTGGTATGGGAAGAACCAATCCAAAACTATGGGGACTGGAACCACCACCCCCAACCAAAAAACGAAAATAATTCCAAAATATCGGCAAAAAAAATCCCGGCAATTTTTTGGTCTGTAGGGATTTTCAGAAACCTCTTGACTAAATACAGTATAGGGTCTATAATGGACCTATCGTTCATCAGAGGAGACTCTGACGCAAGTAAGTCGCGGAACGGAGCCGTTCATCCCATGATTGAATTTCTTTTATATTCATCACTCACATGCCAACAAGCCGATAGTATTATGCTGAAGATGAAAGCAAACGAGAATCTCTCTGATGCTTTTAAGGTTGAGTTGGTAGAGACCGTAAAGGAATCTGTACCTGAGTGTATATGGGACGCAAACGACTAAAGGAACGGACCTAAAAATCCAACTACTTTAGGAGTAAACAAATGAACACACTTCAAATGATTAAAAAGCAGATCAACAAAGTATCTGCACTGCACGACGCACAGATCACTCACACCTCATATCGTGGTGTTGAGTATGATACTCGTTGTGTAAAATCAAACGAAACACACGGTACATTCTGTTATCGTGGTCGTGTCTACAATAAGTGAGTCACTTACGTTAAAATTGTTAGGGGGGTTGCAAGACCCTCTTTTTTTATGCTATAATTAATTCAAATATCGCAGTATTATGGAGAAAGAAAGGTTAAAACTAATTGTCCGAAATCTTGAATTGCTTGTTGATTCTCTAAAGGCAGAAGTTTATTCTGATGTTGATATACATACCACAAAGCAAGAAAATTTTGATAATCCATCTTCTGATTATATTTTAGATTACGACGAAGTTTTTGAGGACGATGATGGATAATCGCACTAAAATCAAAAAGGTTAAAGATCTTGCAAAACTATTTGAAAGATTAATAGCACAAGATCATCTTTATAGTGAAGAACGTATTGTAGAGATGAAAGAAGCACTCTCTTCAATAAAAGAACAAATTGTAAAAATGGAACAAAAGAATTACAAAGGATTTGGTAAATGAACGTAAAACTGATTAGTGTTACTCCTGATGCAGAGAAAATGATGGGATATGTGGCACGAGTGTCAAATCCTTCTAATCAAGAGAATCCAAAGGTTGCTGGTCTTCTTAAGTATTGTGTAAAGCACCAACACTGGAGTGTCTTTGAGCAGTCATTCATGACTCTTGAGATTGAGACTACTAGAGGACTGGCAGCTCAAATCTTGCGTCATCGGAGTTTTACATTCCAGGAGTTTTCGCAACGGTATGCAGATTCATCAATGCTTGCCGATACTATTCCTTTGTTTGATCTAAGAAGGCAAGATACAAAGAATCGTCAAAATTCTATTGATGATATTAATCCACATACTCGTCAAAATTTTGAAATGAAGATTCAAAAGCACTTTGATGATGCTATGCAACTGTATCAAGAAATGCTTGCTGCTGGAATTGCAAAGGAATGTTCAAGATTTGTGCTTCCTTTGGCAGTACCAACCAGAATTTATATGAGTGGTTCATGTCGCTCATGGATTCATTATATTGATTTGCGTTCTGCTCACGGAACTCAAAAAGAGCACATGGACATCGCAGAAGCATGTAAGAGTGTTTTTGTAGAACAGTTTCCAACAGTAGCAGAAGCTCTGGAATGGATCTAAATATTTTTATACTGAATTGATAAAATGGCAACGTATCCGATTATTAATAAAGAAACTGGTGAACAAAAGGAAATAGTTCTGAGTATTCATGAGTGGCCAAAATGGTGCGAAGATAATAGTGATTGGATTCGTGATTGGTCTGACCCATCTACCTGCCCTAGACCAGCAGAAGTTGGTGAATGGAGAGATAAACTTGTGGCAAGAAATCCTGGATGGAATGAAGTTTTGAACAAGGCATCAAAAGCACCAGGTTCTAAAGTATCTAAAATCTAATGGCAAGAAGAAAAAGAGCATCTGCGAATGATCAACCCATTGGAGTTGGTCTTACAACAAAGCAGATGAAAAGAAAGAAACCATTAAGTTCTGGATACTTAGTGGATATAGACCCACTCAATGATAATCAAAAAAGATTGTTCAATTCTTATAAAGAAGGAAAGCATCTAGTCGCATATGGTTGTGCAGGAACAGGTAAGACCTTTATAACCCTCTTTAACGCACTTAAAGATGTATTGGACGAGAATACACCTTATGAGAGAATCTACCTTGTGAGGTCTCTTGTAGCAACTAGAGAGATTGGGTTTCTTCCCGGATCCCATGAAGACAAGGCAGACATTTATCAAATTCCATATAAGAACATGGTGAAGTATATGTTCCAAATGCCTTCTGATGCTGATTTTGAGATGTTGTATGGCAATCTTAAATCACAGGAATCAATTAAATTCTGGAGCACATCATTCCTTCGTGGAACGACACTTGATAATGCGATTGTGATTGTCGATGAATTTCAGAACCTGAATTTTCATGAACTCGACAGTATTATCACTCGTGTTGGTGAAAATACACGAATTTGTTTCTGTGGTGATTCTCGACAGTCAGATTTAAATAAGGCAAATGAAAGGAATGGTATTGTTGACTTTATGAACATCTTGCGTAAAATGCCTTCTTTTGATATAATTGAGTTTGGAACTGACGATATTGTTCGATCTGGTCTAGTCAAAGAGTATATCGTAGCAAAAACAGAAGCAGGTTTTTAATGTTTAATCATGTTGATTTGAATCTTCCTCAACTTGAGAGGGAGACTATTGATGGAGTCAGATACTATTCTGTTCCTGATGAAGAAGAACTCTTAAAACTAGTTTCTATCACTTCGGTGACGAGTCATTATAATAAGGAGACTTTTATAAAATGGAGAAAAAGAGTTGGTGATGAGGAAGCAAATCGAGTCACAAAGGCGGCAACACGTCGTGGAACTGATTTTCATAGTCTCACTGAGTGTCACCTAAAGAATGTAGAGTTACTAAAAGTTCCTCCTATTTCTGATTTTCTATTTAAAATTTCCAAGGGAACTTTAAAGAATATTGATAATATTCATGCTCTGGAAACTTCCCTATATAGTAAGCAGTTGGGTATTGCTGGAACCGTCGATTGTATTGCAGAATACGAGGGTGAATTAGCAATAATTGACTTTAAGACTTCTAAGAAACCGAAACCAAGAGA